CAAGGTGGAGCAAAGATAATTGTAGATATGCAAGGGGTTAAACCAAATAAGATAATATACCTATCAGGGTATGATAATAAGAAACGATGGAGCGATATATTAGGACTAACTATATACGGATTCAATATAGAAGAAATTAACATAGCTGATAATGATTTCGTTAGTGAGTTATTTATACGAGTATTCCGTAATGGAGGATTCTTATATGCAACTAGCAATGGTGGGGATCCTGATACATTAGTTTATACAGACCATTTAAATAAAGGTAGACCAACAGATAAATGGGCTCACGAAGTACCAAAGGAAACAATGAAAGAACTAGAACGTAGTAATGCAAGTGAAGACTTTGTGTATTACTTTTTCACATTTGAGGATAATCCAACAATGAGTGAAGATGATAAACGTAAGTTAATAGATAACACACCTAAAGATTCCTACCAATGGTTAACTAAGATACTAGGTATAAGAGGAATACGTGAAGGTGTAATATATGCAGACTATATGACAAGAGAGAAAAACAAGATACATTTAGATATGTTATCAGGTGATTCAAGTGACCTAGCATTCCTTAACACACACGGTATAGAGATTATCACAATAGGACAGGATGTAGGTGGTACAGATAACAACGTATTCACACTTAATGTATTCACAAGAGGATTCAGACACCATATAGTAGCAGACTTCTTTGAAGTTAATAATATCAACCACGACCAAATATGGGATAGATTCGTGAAATGGTTCGCACCGTATTATGAAAGATATTCTATGTATATGAAAGGTGACTTTATTGATAGTGCAGCGAAGATTATGCGACTTACAATGGATGCACGATTAAAATTACATTATGGACTAAGATGTTACAAAGCATATAAATATACAATAGTAGATAGAGTAGAAGCAGGACAATCATTACTCGATCAAGGTAGATTACTATTTACACAAAAGACTGATGAATGTTATATATCATTTACTAAAGCATTCTTTGTTAATACATCTAAGACTGATATAAGAGGGTTTAAAGAACATAAACACAAAGATAGAGTAGATAGCATAGAGTATGGACAAGCACCGTATACAGCATATATGATGCGTAAATCAAATAGTACAAAAGCAGTTATTATAGAATAATACCCAACCCAACAAAGGAGGGTGATATGATGAAGTTAAGAAATGTAATAAACCCCCTCTATTGGGCGAACAAAGTAATAGATAGTAGAATACAAAACTTTTCAAAAGGAGTTGGCACAGAGATGAAGTATAATCCATTATTAGTAACAATGCACGACCCATACAATGATAGACAAATCACTAGGCGATTCCTAGAGAATGGGATATGGTATTCAGGTGATGAACAAGCACTAGCATATTTCTATCGTAAAGAAGCTAAAAAGTTTTGGCGATTTGGTCAAACAAGCGAATCATTAAATTACTTTTGGGGTAATAGTAATGATAACTTTAGAAAGATACATAGTGGCTTTGCACAACTATTAACAGAGAAAATGGTAGACTTGATTATCGGTAATGGATTCGCATTGCAGGTAGAAGGTAAAGATGAAGAGAGTTTACAAATAGAACTAGATGAAATGTTAAAAGAAAACAAACTAACCTTACTTATGAATAAAGGTATTGAAACTGAATCGTGGAGTGGTGGAGTATCGTGGAAATTAACACGTAACCCATTAATAAGCGACTATCCTATTATAGAATCGTGGCAACCTGAAAACTATACTAACAAGATTATAAGCGGTAGAGTAGTAGAAGACATATTCTATATCTATTATGAGAAAGGTAAACAAAAATATAGACTAAGTGAAATGTATGGTGTTGATGATGTCGGTGCTTATATAGATTACAGATTAGATATATTACAGTTTGATACATTAGGACAAACACAACTAGAACCTAAATGGTTGACTGCCCCAATGAGTGATTTAGAACAAACTAGAGACTTAAAACGTATATCATTTAAAGGTTACTTCAAGCGATTAAGTTTATACAAACCTAATAAATTACCTAATAGTGAGTTTAGAAATAGCATTATGGGTGAGAGTGATTATGCAGGTTCGTATGGTGCTATGGATTCATTAGATGAAATACAATCAACTATGATACAAGAGTTCCGTGATGGTAAATTAACAAGATACTTCCCTGATGAATATATACCTAAAAACGGTCAAGGTGAAGCACAATTACCTGATGACTTCAAAGTTAATCACGTTATCTATGCAGATAGTCCAAGTGAGAATGTAGACAAGCAAAAGATTATTTATGCACAAGGTGATGTAAGAATAGAAAAACACTTAGAAGCATATAAAATGGTCGTTACACAGATTATTAACAATGCAGGGCTTAGTCCTTTAACGGTAGGTATCACAGGGCTAGAGAGTATTGATGCATCATCAGAGTCACAACAAGAACGTGAGAAAGTATCTATCCGTACACGTAATAAGAAAATTGAGTTATGGAAAGAGTTCTTACAAGACTTTATTAAAACAGCGTTAGAGTTCCATATGATGACTAAAGGAATGAAAGCAAATGTAGATGGCGAGTTCCAAGTAGGTAAAGTACCTGAATTTGAAATCATACCAACATTTGAAGATTACATTATTAAATCAATGAGAGATAGAACAGATGAAGTAACAAGTGGTATAAACATTACTTGGGATATCTTATCAGGTGTTAAATACGTACATACAGATAAAACAGATAAGGAACAGTTGGCAATTAGTGCTAGAATTAAACTAGAAAATGGTATTGATACTATTAGTACAGCTGAAGCAAGTGCATTACAAGACTCAAATCTTGCTATTGTTGATGAATTAAAAGAAGATGGTGTTGACATTATTGAAATACCTGATGCCGTACCTACGGTTGAAAGTGATATAGTGCCACCAGTGGAAGATAATAACTAATGCCACGTAAGGTACACAAGTTTAAACGTATACTTACACCAGTTAGTGACCAAAAAACACTAAGGAAAAAAGGTTGGACACCATTCTTCAGTAGTAATGTATCAGAAGGTGATGATTTATTCATTAGATTCCATAACGGATCAATTTATAAATACTCTGGTATGGGTGATAGATTTGAAGACTTACTATTCTCATCAAGTAAAGGTAAATGGGTATGGGCTAACATAAGGCGCACTAGCCAATCATTTGCTAAGGTAGGAAGTTTACCATTAACAGGCGATAGAGATTTAACAGATAAAGAAATATTCGCAGAGATTAAGAAACGACCACCTATGAAAGATAGTAAAACAGCAAGGTTATTATCAACAATTATAGATACAGAGTTATTAACAACATCATTATTTAGTAAAGAAACATTGTTATTTAGAGGAATTATCGCAGCAGAATTTGCGAGTTTAATATAAAGGCACACACCTTAATGTGGATATAGTCGCACAGACTTTAAAAGGAGGCACCAAATGAACAATGATAATTTAACAGTTGAACCAACAGTAGAGCCCAAAGTGGAACCTGTGGTTGAATCGGTAGTAGAACAAGTAACAGACCCTGTAAAATCAAAGAATGACTTACTCCGTGAAATAAGTAAAGATAACGGAATTAATCTATTTGATGTAGAGGGTTTGAAGAAGTTTAAAGAATATCAAGATAGTCAGAAATCAGAGTTAGAAAAAGCCAACGAACTAATTGACAGTTATAAAACTAAAGAAACAGAGTGGAGTAATAAAGAAAATGAGTTTAATAGTAAGTTAAAGGCGAGTGAACTAGGAATACCACAAGAAAAGTTAGCTGATGCATTGAGGTTAGCGGATGGAGACCCTAGTAAACTTGCTGATGTTATTAAGAAATATCCTACATTTGTCGCTAAAGAAGGCATTAAAATAGGTGTAACAAATCCTAATAACAATACGAACCCTGATGGATTATCAGAGGCAGAACAGTATATGGCTAAAAACCCTACACTTTACAAAAAATAAAAGGAGACACACAATATGAAAAGATTATTTAAAGTATTATCATTCCTTATGGGAATCGTTACAAATGAAAATGGGAATCTATTATATCCTGCATCAACAGGTCATAATACAGATGACAAATATTCAGCATTAGTAGAACCTAACTTATGGTTCAATAACATTTTCCAACCTGGTATTACATTTACTGGACAAATTATGGTACATAAACCTGGTATCGCAACTATTTCAGCAACAGCACCAGGTGCAGATTTCACAGATGCAATCGTTCAAGATGCTTTAGTTACTATCGCATTAGATAAGCAATATAACCGTTCTCGTAAGATTTATAACGCTACAGCAGCATCAGTAGCATATCCAATCGCAGCAACAGAATTAGAATTAGGTATTAGAGAAGTTGCAAAAGCGTGGACATTAACAGGTGTTACAGAGTTAATCGAAACTACTTCAATTATCGTTTCAGATAATATCTTAACATTAGCAACAGATGAAACTATCTTCGACCAAATCGTAGATGACAGAAAGAAATTAGTTAAATTAGGAGTTTCACCAGATGTTATTGTTGTAAGCCCTAATGTATATGCATTGTTACTTAAATCACCTGAGTTCCAAAGAACTGGTACAATCGGTGATATGGTAGTTTCTGGTGGTAACGTAGGTAGAGTAGCAGGAATGACAGTTATTGAATATGAAGCATTAGATGATGCAGCAGTAGATGCACAAACTATTGGTGGAATCACTTGGGCTTCAGGTGATGAATTAGAGTATGCTATGTACGACCACGATGCATTCTCAATCGTTACTTCAGTAGATATGGTAAGAGTTAAAGATTCAGAAAGATTTAACGGAACATTAGCACAAGTAGAAATGGTATCAGGATTCAAATTAACAAATCCTTCAAGAGCATTGTTAAAATTCCACGATACATCAGCATCATAATATAACCTAAAAAGGGTGGGGCTCATACCCTGCCCTCTTTTATTAAAGGAGTGAAAAG